AGTTAGTGTGTGAATGGCATAGCCACGAAGAGATGCAACCATAAACCGTACCCCTGGGGCAGTGGGGTCGGGTTCCCCCTCTCCTTTCCCGGCCCCACACATAAGGAGATAGCATGGTAATAACTCTCACCACAGCGCCGGCAACTGAATGTGTTTCCCTTTCGGAGGCAAAGTCACACCTTCGCCTTGATAGCGGGACGTTCTCCGACAACGTGACCTCAACTCAATCCATCGCCCCCGGAAGCCATGCTATCGCCGCAGCTTATTCTCTCGTCGGAACTGGAGTTGATGTTCTGGGGAAAGATGTTGTTGTCCTTCTGGAATCGGGCACGAACGGGGCTGGTGCTACCAACGATGTCAAGATTCAGGAATCGGATGATAATGTTACCTACACCGACGTAACCTCTGGAGCCTTCACACGGGTCACAACGGCGAACGATAACGCTCCACAGGCGAAAGCATACACAGGGGTCAAGCAATGGGTCAGGGTGGTCTCTACAGTCGCCGTGGATGCCTGTTCATTTGGAGTTTCAGTGGTAAAATACGCGCCGACTTCGACGGAAGACGATTGGCTTACTAGGGGAATTGCAACTTGTCGCATCCAGGCCGAGCAGGAAACGGGCCGGAGATTTATCACGCAGACTTTGACCTATTATCTGAAGAGGTGGCCGGACGAAAGGTATATCAAGGTTCCTTACCCCACCCTGCAATCGGCAGTAGTAACATACAGGCTTTCAGATGACGATGATTATGATGAAACACTCTCCACGGTGGACACGGATATCGTTTCAGAGCCGGGCCGGATAGTTCTACAGCCGAATGAATCATGGCCGAGCGGAACCCTCTACACCGACAAGCCGATAAAGATTGTTTTTATATGCGGGTATGGGGATGTGGCGTCGGATGTTCCGGAGAACATCAAATCGGCAATCCTCTTGAAACTGGCAGACCTGTATGAGAACAGGGGAGAGGTGGTTCTGGGGGTGAGTGTCGGGAGAATAGAGGGCGCGGTGAACTCCCTGCTACAGCAGTATAGAATTTGGGATGAATTTGATTGATGGTGGGGTTATGATTTTAAGGCTTATAAATTGGTGGTTTGATTTTGAAATAAGATTATTAGATGTAGTTTTTTGGACATATTTAATAATCGCTCTCGTGTTTATTTGGTGTAATTTATGAACATTGGATCATTAAATAAAAGAATAAATTTAGAATGCGAGACACGGGTTTCTGACGGCATGGGCGGTACAATCAATTCATGGAGGGAAATGGCCGCCGATGTCGCCGCTGCGATATGGCCGGTGAGTGCCTCTGAGCGCGTACAACAGATGGGAACCACGATGACCATTTCCCATAGAATCCGGATAAGGTATCGAAGCGACATCCGGACAAGCTGGCGCATCAAATTCAAGGACAGGTATTTCGACATTGTGAGCCTTATCAATCCGAATATGGAATCAAGAATACTCGATATAATGGCAAAGGAGGCGGCGTAGGTGCGTAATTTTACGACAGCCCTATATAGCAAGGCCTCCGGGTCAGCCTTCATGACCTCAATCGGCAGCCGGTTCTATGATAGCGAAGCTCCGGAGGGAGCCGAGTTTCCGTATGCCGTTTACATGGTAGTCAGTGACGTGAAGGGGTGGGAGTTTTCAGAACGGTTCAGGGATATACTTTTGCAGGTTTCCATCTTCTCAAGTGCTTCGAGTTCGGGGGAGATCAAGGACATTTTTACAAATCTTGTTGCTCTTTATGATGAATGTACCTTTAATCTGACAAGCAATCGGTTGTTATGGTTTTGGCTTAATAATTTGACCACGATGAGGGATGAGGTGACAACACCTTCCGGGACTTTAGGGGTTTTCCATTACGCTGTGGATTTTGACGTTTATCTTGAAGATACGTAAAAACGGCTCACGAGGATGCCCTGTAAGGCACTTAAAATAAAAAGAAGGGTGATAGTCGATGTATAACAAGAACATTTTAGCAGTTCAAAACCTATTGAGATGCCTTCCTGTAGAGGCGTTGAAGGAGCCGGAAGTTGTGGCGAATCTTGTTCGGGCTTTTGGAATTGTCCAATGGGGTCCGCCCGCTTTCGGGGATGATGAGATATTCAAGAATGAGCATAACCACATGGCCGGGATTTATCAGACCCCGGATCAGATCGGGAAGGCACTCGTTTACCTTTCAGACTTTGAGATAAATTCATATTGCGAGATCGGGGTTTTTCAGGGCGGGAACTTCCTGTTCGTTTCGGAATATCTAAGAAGGTTCAATCCGAAAATTAAATGTCTCGGGATTGACCCGACCCCATATCTCAACCAGGAAATCATTGAGGCGATGGATGGGAGCTTTATGACCTTTCTTTCTGCAACAAGTGATCAGATTGCAAAGAAACAGTTTGACCTGGTATTGATTGATGGGGAGCATACGGGCGATTGGGTGAAAAGGGATTATGAGAACGTCGGAAGGTTTGCAAAGATATGTATGATCCACGATGTTCAAGAGTTTTCATGTCCCGATGTGGTTGAATATTGGAATGAGATCAAGACCAAAGAATCGGTGACGTTTCTGGATTATACTTCGGGGAATCCTTCACAGGGGATTGGGGTGATTCATAAATAAAAGGGGAGGCTATGAAATGAGATTGATTATTTATCAGATAATTGTTTTTGTATTCACTTTATTATGTTTGCCAGCGCCGGATTACGTTGATCATTATGGGAAACATTACAGAATTTCCCGCAAAGGAACTTGGAGAAGGGCATGAAACAAATCCACCTGATAATGCCATTTTCACGGCCTGAAAATAAACAGAGATTGATTGACGGATACAGGCCGATGGATATTCACCTTCACCCAATAATGTTTCAGGATGAAGAAACGGAATGGAATGAGCCGTGGATCTTTCCAGTTACTATCCCCATGACAGATGATAAATGCCTGTCGTTTATGCCCGGGTGCTTCAAACGAAACTGGTTTATTCAGAATGCAGACATTGCGGGTGAAGACTATTATGTCAATGTTGACGATGATGACTTTTATGAGGACGGGGTATTTCAAAAGATCAAGCAAATGGATGATGATGTCGTGATTATCTCCATGAAGCGCGGGAATCATATCCCGGTAGGGCTGCCAAAGGAAAGGCAGTACCCGATTGATACCCTCTACGCTTCATCCTATAATATGAAAGTGGGGGAAGTCAGCACACAGCAACCATTCGTGAAGGGGCGACTTTATGGAGAGAAGTTGCACAACGAGACGGTCCACCACTGGGATGGGCTGCTTGCAATTTATTGGAAGAACACGGCGCAGGTCAGATACGAGCCTGATTTGTTTGCCCTGTTCAACTACTTTGAAAAGGGGAGATGGGAATGATATCGATAATTTTACCCGTTCTAAACGAGCAGGAAATGACGGAGGAGTGCATTGATGCTGTTATGAAAAACACTTCAGCTATTAGTGAATTTATTATTATTGACAATGGATCAGAACGGCATTTCACATTACCCGATGTTAGGCGGGTGGTAACATCGGGAATTATAGAAATGCAGGTTATCCGCAACGAAGAAAACCGCGGCTTCCCCGTAGCAGTCAATCAGGGAATCCGGGCGGCGAAGGGTGATATAATCTGTCTCTTGAATAACGATTGCTTTGTGACTACCGGTTGGTCGGAGCGACTTCTCAAGGCTCTGGATGAATATGACATCGTGGGGCCGTGTACGAACTACTGTGCCGGTCGTCAGAGAGTACGACTGGATATGTATAACGACCTTGACGAACTCAACACGGAGGCCGTCAAGTGGTCGGAGATGCACGATGGAAGAGTGGACGAAGTAAACTGGGTGATTGGGTTTTGCATGATGTTCAAGAAATCCCTCTATGATGAACTTGGAGAATTTGACGAGTCCTTGTGGCCGTCTTCAGGAGAGGAAATTGATTTTGCTTTACGTGCCAAAGATGCCGGGAAGAAAGTAGGAATTGCCATAGATGTTTATGTCCATCATGAAGGAAGTGTGACATTTAAAGATATTGATGCTGAACACCCATACCGGGACATTATCGAAGCGAGTGAGGCACATATCAAGGCAAAGTGGGGGGAGAAATATGAGTCACAGGGGGCCGACGTATGAGAATCACTAATCGAAAGCTCGCCATCGGTTTTCCGTGTAGTTGGCCGGCGATTCCCTTTCCGTTCTTTCAATCTTTTATTCAGATGGAGCGGCCGACATTCACGCCACTTTTCGCTACTAACGGACCGATTGATGGCCTACGAAATAAACTTGTTCAGGATGCAATGAGGGTATCAGCGAGCCATTTGATAATGATGGACATGGACCAGACATACCCGGTTGATACGATTACAAAGCTTCTCAGTCACAAGCTCCCGATAGTGGGCTGCCTGGTACACAGAAGGTATCCCCCGTTTGACCCGCTTATTTACAGGGGGGCGATCAACACATATAAACTCGTAACGGATTGGGAAGACGGGGAATTGATCGAAGTTGACGCAACCGGAACCGGATGCTTGATGTTTGACATGAGAATATTTCACGAACTCCCGGCGCCGTGGTTCAGATTCAGACCTAACCCGGACCCGGAGAGAGAAGGGCATGTTGGAGAAGACTTTGGGTTCTGTAGTGATTTGAGAGAGATTGGATATAAGATCCACGTTGACACCTCGATCCAGTGTGGTCACTTGTCAACTATGGTGATAACAAAGGAAACACATAGTTTGTATAATGCTTTAAAAAAGAAACAAATGGAGGTTCAAAATGGCAACTAAATCAGGAAGAATTGCAAGCGTGAGGGTCGGGACTTACAAGGTGGCCGGTCAGGGAACTTGGTCTTACGGGGGATTTACTCGTGAGATCATCGAAGAGGATTCATGGGATCTGGACATCAAGAAGAAACATTTTGGTGTCGGGGATGCCGGAGAGCTTACCTTCTCCGGTCTGTATAGTGCGGATGACACGACAGGACAGGAACTCTTGAACTCTGCGTGTCTTAATTCGTCAGCATTTACCCATAATGATCTTCGGTTCTATATTGACAATACGTCATATTGGACTGTGGATACCGGGTATGACATCAAGACATCAAAGTGTCATTCAATCACAATGGAGAAATCGGCGATGGGTACGGTTGATTTTACCGCTGTTCCGTCAGGCGGTCACATGATCTTAATGTAGGGGAGAAAAGGAGAGAATGATGGAAGAAAAAAAAGGCACAGTTCTGAATATTGGTGATGAGGGAAACTGGTTCAGTTTCTTCGAGTCTTCGCAGGATATGACAAACGGTGACATTACATACGCCGATCCAGTTGAGGGGGCGGGGCAGATTTGTATTCGTGACCCGCAACCCTTCTGGGTAGAAAAAGCTGGGTCCAGAAAGAAAAAGGCCGAGTTTGTACTCAACCCGAAGAGCAGAGCAATGGAGCGAGTCGAATACGATACACCGTTGACAGCCAAAGAAGAGGCGCAGGAACGAGATGACTCTATTGATTTTATGGTAGTAAGTTTCAAGGACTTCTACGACAAGAACGAAAAACCAATAAAATGTACCAGAGAAAATAAGCTGGTGCTGATGAGTGTTTCCGTGTTTGCTCGTTGTGTCGGAAGGTGTCTTGAATTGAGTCGGAACGAGGTAAGCAAGCGGGCGGAAGTCATTGAAAAAAACTGATTAGAACCGTAGAGTGGAATGATGAATTTTCCTCTACGGGACTATCACGAAAAGAAGCATGTGATGAATGCCGGAAGATGCACAGCGAGAAGGACGAGGAACCGCCATGCGATACCTGCAGGCCGAAATTCATAGAGGAAAACGCCGATGCGGTGAGGATCTTCTACCTTGTGAGGTCGCAGTTTATTATGGGCTTTGACGGGCCGATTGACATATCACATGAGGCGATTCATTCACAGATGGAACTGCGGAAAATTAAAGATCGGGAAGCATGTTTTGATAAGGTTTTAATCATGTCCGATGAGTGGATGAAGAGGATGAAAGATGGCTAAGTTTATCGGGTGGGATTCCAATAAAATAAAAGATGCTGTTATGAAAGAGCACATGGTTAACTTGGAATCTGTCGGTGATCTTATCGCTAAAAAGGCAAGGGCTAAGTGTAAGGTAGGAACGACCTCAAGGCCAATGTATAAAACGGGCCGGTATGCCGGGCAGGAATGGACCAAGAGGGATGCCGGTGCGTTAAAGAAAACCATCAGATCCGTAATGAAAAAAGGCAAAAGTGATGTTTGGATAATCGCTGGAAACAAGATAGTTTATTATGCGCGGATAGTCGAATTTTACACACCATTTATGCGTCCTGCATTGAATAGTTCAAGGGCAGCGGCAAAGCGTATTCTGGGGGCAAAGTAATGGCAGTTAAAGGCGGAACCATAATTACCAAAGTGGCCCTTGATGATAAGGGCCTGAAGACTAGCCTTGACGGAGTTAAGAAGAAGGGCAAGGGGACTGCTACGGACATTGAAAAAGCCTGGAAAGCTATGGGCAAGAAGTCCGATCAAACCTATGCCCAAATGAAAGCTAATGTAGTCAAGAATTATGACACAATCAAGAACCATGCCAAGTCAACAGCCGCCGATATAGTCAGGGCAGAGAAGGCCAAAGCCGCTAAAATTAAACAGATAAACAAGCAGCAATTCGGTGAGCAGAAGAAACTCCTTGACCAAGCAAAAAAACACTGGATGGCTTATGCCGCTGCGGTTGCCGGGTTCCTTGTTATAGGTAAAAAGATTGTCACGCTTGCAATGGAACAGGAGAAGGCCGAAGTTGCTTTGTCTGCCGCATTGAGAGCGAATGGAGTATATACCAAAGAGCTTATAAAAGACTACGCTGATTATGCGTCTGGCATTCAGGCCGTTACAATCTACGGGGATGAAGAAGTTCTTAAACTCATGGCCCTTCAGAAGAACCTGGGAGTTACGACAGACAGACTTAAACAAGCCACTGAAATGAGTATAGGACTTGCCGCTGCTACTGGGCGAGACGTTCAGTCAATGGCTATGTATATCGCGCTTGCCGAACAGGGCGAGTTCACGATGCTTCGTAGATATATTCCGGCTTTGAGATCAACCACCGATGCGACAGAACAACTTAAAATTATAACAGACTTTGCCGCGAGGGGTTTTCTTGTTGCGAAGGAAAACGCAAAGACTTTCTCAGGGGGATTGACTCAACTAGGAAACTTGTTTGGGGATTTGCAAGAGAGGATTGGAAATGTAGTTGTTAAGAATCAGGCTTTATTGGATTTGATGGATGAAGGAAAGGAAAGTTTACTCATTTGGATAGGCCAGATGGAACGGTGGGTTGATCTCAACGGTGAATTGATAGCGCAAAAGACACGGGAAACCATAGAGGGGATAACATCGTCTATTAAGGGGTTGGTAGCAACCTTTAATGCGCTCCCAGACGGGATAGTAGGCGCGACCGGGACGGGGATACTTGTCAGGATTCTAACCGGATCAACTCCCCTTGGAAGGTTTGCGGCTGCTCTTTATTTGATAAATGTTCAGCTTGAAAAAGCTGGTGTTAATACAAAGAAAATGGGTGAGTACGCAGCAATAGCACAGAATCCATTACTTGGACTTCTCCCAGGAAAGCCGAGCTTGTACGGTGGAGGGGCATCTGGGGGACTCTCAGGGGCGGATAGAGGCTTCGCCGGTCCTGTGGGTGTCGTAGCTCCGACTGCTATAACTTTACCAACCCCAGAAGAAGACCCCCTGGTTATTCAGTTCAAGGCAATGGAAGATTTGAAGCTGGGTTACTTTATGGAAAATCAAGATTTGATGTTGAAAGGGGTTGCTGATTACCATACGTTAAAACTCCAGGCAGACCGGGACGCTTTAGCAAAAGAAAAAGCATTACAGCAAACAAGGCTTGGAATTTATCAAAGTACTGCTGGGATGATTGCCGGAACCTTCATGCAAATAGCACAAGCCGGAGGGAAGCAGAGCAAGCAAGCGTTTAAGATGTATCAGGCGTTTGCAATAGCTGAAGCCGGGATTAGTACATATATGGCAATCGTTAAAACCCTTGCAGAACCCGCACTCCCTTTCCCGTCTAATGTGATAATGTCTGGTATTATAGGGGCAATGGGGGCCGCACAAATTGCCATGATTGCCTCTGCAAAACCCCCTTCCTATGACCAAGGCGGAGTCTCCAGTGCCAAGGGTGTCTATCAGACCGGGAACATCGACGAGGCGCATATTCCACTCAAAGGCGGGAGAGTTCCAGTTAATGTCAAGGGCGGTGGCGGGGGTAACACTTATTTCACTGTCAAAATGGAAAACCCCGTCTTCCAAGACGTAGCAACACAAAGACAAGTCTTCGCGCAGATAGCCGAGGTTATCGCAAGGAAAGTCGCGCCGGGGGCCGTGAGGACAAGCTACTACAATGACACAGACGGTATCCGTAGCATGATAAGGAGTAGACCATAATGGCAGCCGATGACTTTACGACAGCGCCTTCGGAAGTGGTAGAAGTTTCACCCGACTTTCATAATGTAGTCACTCCGTCCGAAAGTATGAAGAAAGAGTACCTGAACCTCTCCACAACCTCCCTGAAGCGATACGAGATTAGATTCAATGCTCAGACCACGGCTGTCAAAGATGTGATCCTGGCGCATTACAACGCGCGCTACGGGGGGTATGATGAGTTTGCCTGGACATCCGTACCGGCACACGTCAATTCGGGAGCGAATTTAACAGGAAGATGGGTGGATAAAAGCATTAAATTCACGCCGATTGGTTATAAGCGGTGGAACATTAACATACAATTTGAGGTCAGTACATAATGCCAAAGACTCTTGAGGCTGCAGTTGTTACACAGATGGATGCAGAAGGAAAAAGACCGTGCCTTCTTTTTGAACTGGGCCTTTCCACCACTCTGTATTTCGCGGCATACAAGGCAAACGTAACCTTCCCAACCGGCGGGCAAGTCTATACCGCGAAGGCAATAGAAATCGGTAACGTCGTTCAGGCGATGGAAGGCCAGATACAGAGGATTACCGTCAACTTTGGCAACGTCTCAAAGGATATGTCTTCTTATGCCAACAATCAGGACTTCCGAGGCTGTTCACTTGTAATCAAAAGAATCTATCTTGATGCGGTTGGGGCTGCCGAGAATTACAACGAAGTTTTCAGGGGTTATATGGAACAGCCGCAGGACATTGGCCGATTATGGCTTCCCGTAACCGCGACCTCCGGCAAGGGTCTTGATCGTAAGATGTTGAATTTTCCCTATCAGAGAATGTGCCCTTTAGAGTTCGGAGATACGCGATGCAATACGGACGGAAACGCCGACTTGACCGCTCTCACGGCTTCCGGAACGGCGGATTCCGGATCGACAACTACACTGGTTGATAATGCTTTAACACAGGCCGATGATTACTGGAATTATGGAAAGATAAAGATAACCAAAGCCACAGTAGATTACTGGCGGGTTGTGAAGGATTTTGTGGCCGGGACGGATACGGTTACTTTTGATGTGGCCATGCCTTTCGCGATTGACTCTGATTGTACTTATGTCGTCTACAAAGGATGTTCAAAAACTTGGGACGCGTGCGGGGCCGGGAGTGCTTGGGGGCCGAGCGGAGACAACTCTGCAAATTTCGGCGGCTGCGTTCATGTAAGTAAAAAATCGGATGCGGTGGCATAATGGGATTTGGTAGCTTTTTTTCAAACATATTTAGTCCAATTCAAAGCGTTGTCGATTGGGTCCAAGATATTACTGAAGACATCCCTATCGTTGGCGATATAGTTGGCTTTGCTGGTAGCCTTGTTGACGTTACTATAGGGATTCTTTCTGGTGATCTTTTCGACATTCCCGATATCCCCGATTCCCCCACCTACGCATCCAACCAAATCGGCAACACAATTTCTGAGGGGATTTTTGCTTCCCGGTGTTACGGCCTTTGTAAAATTGGTGGCAATAAAATCAGGTTCAATGCCGCAGATGATACTGATTTAAGGATAATCGTTTCTCACTGTCTCGGAGAAATTGACGGAATTACTGAATGGTATGTAAACGATATCGCGTGGGGGGATTTAACCGGAGCCCATACGAAATCAGAATACAAGGGAACGTGGACCCAGACGGCGGATGCGCGATTTACATCAAGAGAATGTGCATATCGGGGCAGGGCATACACCGCATTTACCTTTGTAAAGAACGACAAACAAGTAGGCTACAATCCAAATATTACCGTCACTTTAAATGGATTGAAATGCCTCCCCTTGGCTGGTGGTGCTACAGCGGCCACCCGTAACAATGCTGTTATTCTCTATGACTTTTATCTTAATGTAGAAGAAAAGGTTGCGGGAAATCTCGATCTCAATTCGTTCAAATCTTTAGAAGCTCTATGTAACGAAGTCCCCGCCGGTTCTTCTCTCCCCCGGTACAGATTTGACTTCAACTTTGACACGAACATGACGATAAATGATGCCAAAAAATTGCTATGGCAATCATTCAATGGTCAAGTCATTATGAGCCAGGGAAAGTATAAATGCGTTTGGGATTCTGCGCAAGAGGCGGATGGGGCAGGTGGCCTGCAAGCCAAATCCGTCTCCCATGCCTTCGATATGGATAATATCGTCAAAGGATCACTGACCTGGAGCCAGCCGGAAACACCGAATATTGTACGGATCCATTATATTGATTCAGACAATTCATATCAGAAAACGTCAGTCGAGATACGAGACGAAAACGATATCGATACCAATGGCGAAATCCTCCACGAAGAGTCTTGTTATTATATCACCAATGCGGAGCTTGCCAGGCGCAGAGCGCAGTACAAATTCAACAAATTCAAATATGAAAATTATCGTTGCCAGTTGCAGGGGTTTTCAGATTCAGGGGACTTGGAGATTTATGATCTTGTGACCTTAACCCACACGCTCCCGGGCTGGACGACAAAACAATTCCTGGTATCTTCAAAGACAGACACCCCGAATGGGCAGCCGATATTCACATTGCAGGCATACTATTCCGGGATTTACGACGATTCCCAGGTGGCAACGCAGGCGGGGTATGAATCCACCTTACCGAATCCGTATAAAGTCCCGGCAGCTTCGACAAGTATTTCAGCCGCAATGACCGCAGTGGGGACGGCGTATGATTTCGATGCCGTGAGGGTTTCTTTTACCCCTCCGACAACTGATCCATTTTACGCATATTCTGAAATTTATGCTTCCAAGGATGATTCTACCTATTATTATGTTGGCCGGAATGGGACGGGGACGTTTACCTTCAATGCGCTTGGTGTGGTCTATGAACCGGGGGACACCTGTTATATTAAGATCCGTTCTGTCTCAACAATGACCGTCCCGGAAGACTTACCGGCGGCGGCGGATGCGTCTGTTGTTATCACTTCGACTATGCGGCTTGGCGGTTTTTATGCCGGGCTAACCTTCTTCGGGGATAATGCTACGGCCAACGATGCGAAAATTCTCCTTGACAAGACCAATACCTTAATGAGGTTGGGTGATACCGCCACTCCGTACCTCGTTATGGATGGTGATTACAGCGGAGTCCCGGCGGTTAGAAGTTCAAATTATGTTTCCGGTGCTTCTGGCGCTGGTTTTCTTTTGAAATCTGACCTCTTAGAGGTCGGGAATATAGCAGCGCGGGGAATCATCCGAACATCCGTATTCGAATACAATTCAGTAAGTGTACATTCAGGGAGCGACATAACCGTAAAAGGCGGGGATGTTTTAAATGCTGAT